CTGATGCCCACCGAGGGCATGAGGGCAGAAGCACGGCGCTACCGCGCGTGGAAGGCTGACGGCGAAGCTGGCGGAACCGACGTGGCCGCCCGCAGGGCCAGCCAGATCCTCTCGGGCGACGAGCTGAGCGCCGACACGGTGATCACTATGGCGGCATGGTTCGCCAGGCATGAGGTGGACAAGCAAGGCGAGGGCTTCAGTCCAGACGAGGACGGCTACCCCTCACCCGGTCGCGTCGCGTGGGCAGCCTGGGGCGGTGACGCTGGCCAGACCTGGAGCACCGCCAAAAGCGAGAGCATCAAAAAGGCGCGAGACAAGCGCACTGTTTCAGCCGATAGCATGGCAGCAAAGGGCAACCCCTCGACGATGGATCTGCGCGACCTCAATTCAGAGCCTCTCTACCGCTCGGCGGTGGTGGCTGAGGTTGCGCGCGCTGATGAAGATCCCGAGGTGGTGGAGTTCACATTCAGCAGCGAGCAGCCGGTCGAGAGATATTTCGGGATGGAGGTGCTCAGTCACGAGCCGGGCGCCATGAACATGAGCCGCCTGAACAGTGGTGCGGCGCCATGGCTGTGGAACCATAACACTGAGGTGGTGCTAGGCGTCGTTGAGCGTGCCTGGATGGGCGACGACCGCCGCGGCCGTGTGCGCACCCGTTGGAGCCCGAACACCAAGATCGAGGGCAGCGAAGAATACAAGCGCCGCCAGGACTGGGAGAGCGGAACGATCAGGAACGTGAGCTTCATGTATTCGATTGACGCACCGCTCGACACCACCAGCCGGGAAGGCATGGCACTGGTGACAGCCTTCACCCCGATGGAAGTCTCCGCCGTCAGCATCCCCGCCGACCATACGGTCGGACAAGGCCGCAAGGCCACCAGCAGCTCCGGCCCGCCCGGTGCTGCAGCGGCCACGGTCGCACCCCTGTCCCACAACGACAACAACCACATGGAACCCTCCACCATCGACATGGAGGCAGTGCGGACTCAGGCTGCGGCCGATGAGCGCACCCGCGTCGCCTCTATCACTTCCCTCTGCCGTGAGCACAAGGCGGACGACCTGGCCCAAGGCCTGATCGAATCCGGTGCCTCTGAAGCTGACGCCATGCGCTCGGTTCTGGCCGAGATTGCCAAGCGCCCCGCTGCCCAGCCTGCCCAACCTGCAACCCCTGCCCGTTCGGCTCAGCCCATCGCCTCCGGTGGTGGCTCTGCTGACATCGGCCTGACCGAGAAAGAAGCCCGCAGCTTCTCCTTCGTGAAGGCGATCCGTGCGCAGCTGATGCCTGACGACCGGCAAGCTCAGGAAGACGCTGCATTTGAGCGCGAGGCAAGCGTTGCCACTGTGCAACACATGGCCCGCAACGGCTGTCAGATCCAGGCGCGTGGCTTTGTTGTTCCGAACGACGTTCTGACCCGCGATCTGACTGCAGGCACCGCCGCTACTGCTGGTGATCTGATCTTCACCGACGCCCGCCCTGGATCCTTTATCGAGGTTCTCCGCAAGCGCAACGCACTGACAGGGCTCGGAATCACTGTGCTGTCAGGACTCACAGGCCCCGTGGCAATCCCCAAGCAGACCGGCGAAGCACAGGTTTACTGGAAAGGCGAAGGCGCACAGGGCACGCAGTCTGAGCCGACCGTCAGCCAGGTCTCGATGACCCTCAAGGAGATGTCCGCCTGGGCTCGCATCTCCCGCTCGCTGGTGCTGCAGTCCAGCATCGACGTTGAGCAGATGGTGCGCAACGAGTTGGCGACAAAGGCTGGACTTGAACAGGCTCGCGTTGGTCTTTATGGCCTGGGCTCCAGCAGCCAGCCTGAGGGCCTGAAGTACGCCACCGGCATCAACACCGTCGATTTCGCGTCGGCGAACCCGACCTATACCGAACTGGTGGCGATGGAAACCGCAATCGCTGCGGATGATGCAGACATCGGCACGATGAACTACATCACCAACGCGACTCTGTACGGCGGCTTCAAAACGACCGAGAAAGCGGCCAACACCGCTCAATTCGTGCTTGAGCCCGGCCGGACTGTCAACAGCTACGGCGCGGTCCGCTCCAATCAAGTGGAGACTGGCGACGTTTGGTTTGGCGTTTGGAGCCAGCTTGTGCTGGGCCTGTTCGGCGCCGTTGATCTGCAGGTGAACCCCTACAGCGAGGACCGTGAGGGCAACGTCCGTGTGACGATCCACCAGGCGATCGACTACGCGGTGCGTCACCCCGAGGCCTTCTGCCGCGGCAACAACAACCTCTGATGACCCATGAGGATTGAGATCCTACGCCAGACCTCCATCGCCGGCCAGCCCGCAAGGGTTGGCGACGTGGTGGAGGCGGATGCCCGCGACGCCCGGCTGCTGATCAGCAGCGGCAAGGCGAAGCCGATCCCGGCAGCAGTCCCAGAGGTGCAGCCGCTGGCGGAGGATCCCAAACCGATCAAGCGCAAACCACGAACCCGTCGCTCAACGACCCATGGCAATCCATGAGCTCACGCTGGACAAACTCCAGCACTTCACCCTCCTGGCCACGACCACCATCACCGCGACCGGCGATCAGACCGGCGTCGACCTGGCCGGCTACGAAGGCGATGTTCAGATCATCCTGTCTGGCACCGCTGCAGGCGCTGACGCTGACCTGACCTTCCGCATTGAAGAGTCTGCCGATGATGTCACCTACACCGCAGCCACCGGCGGCACCTTCACCGCGATCGGCAACGCTGCCTACAAGGAGGTGCTAACCCTCAACAGCAACGACCTGAAGCGTTACGTTCGCCTGAGCTGCACTGCTGAGACTGGCACCGCCAGCTCTGCGGTGACCTGCTTCGGCTTTGGCCTCAAGAAGTACGGCTGATGTTCACGGAAGACCTCTCGATCTTCCTTGACGACTTTGGCGTCAGCTGCACGGCTGGCGCCATTACTGCATTGGGCATTCTCGACATGCCGGGCGAGACGGTCTCCGGCGGGATGGTGATCTCCACGGAGTACATGCTCACCGCGAAGGCGTCTGACTTTGGCGACCTGCTCTACGGCGATAGCATCACAGTGGACGGCCAGAGCTATCAGGTGCGCGAGACGTTGCTACTTGACGATGGCAAATTCTGCCAGATCGCGCTGACGCTGATCACAGCGGTCACGCTGCTCACAACGCTGGCGGGCTTGACCATCACGACCCTGTCAGGCACACAGCTGAGGACGCTATGAGCACCACCACAATCACGGGCCTGCCTGACGCAACGACACCGCTCACCGGTAACGAGCGCGTGCCGATGGATCAGGCCGGCGCCACGAAGGACGCGACAACGCAGGACATCGCTAATCTGGCGCTGGCTGATGCCGCTGCAGCTCGCGCAGCGCTGGGTCTGGACACAGGCGACAGTCCGACGTTCGCTGATCTGACCCTCACCGGCCTGCTGACGGCGCCACACATTCACGGCAGCCTGGCGGGCGACATCTACCTGCACGTCAAGAACACCAGCGGCGGCAGCCTGGCGGCCAACACAGCGGTCTATGCGACCGGCTCCGTAGGCGACACCGACCGAATCGAGGTGGCGGCCTGTGACCCGACCGACCCAGCAACGATGCCGGCCATCGGCCTGCTCACCACCACGCTGGCGAACAACGCCACGGGCGACGCGATCATCCTGGGCGAGCTGAGGCCGACCGACACCAGCGGCTACACCCTGGGCGATGAGCTCTACGTCGGCGCTGGCGGTGCGCTGGTCAACTCGATCCCCGCGTCTGGCACGGTGCAGCGCGTCGGCAGCGTGGCGCGAGTGCAGTCTGAGACCGGCACGATCGTGGTGGGCATCGGCGCTGGAATGTCCCGGGTGGGCTTCACTGGTGCATACGACGACCTGAGCGGAGCCCCGAGCGGCGGCGCCGTGCAGGACATCTACATCATCGCCTGCAGCGACGAAACGACAGCCCTCACGACCGGCACGGCGAAGGTGACGTTCAGGATGGCAACAGCTGGCACGCTGACCAAAGTGAAAGCGACGGTCACCACGGCGCCAGCAGGTAGCGATCTGATCGTTGACATCAACGAAGCCGGAACGTCGGTCTTGAGCACCAAGCTCAGCATTGATGACGGAGAGGAAACGAGCGAGACAGCAGCAACCCCTCCGGTGATCTCAGATTCAGCCCTGGCTGA